AATTGAAGTGTTAAATGAAGAAGCAACAAAATTATTTGAAGCAAAAGATATGGAAGGTGCTGAAAGTAAAATTGCTGAAATCGAAAATTTAGAAAGAGAATATAAAGTAGCAGAAAAATTATTTGCTAATGAAAAAGCAGAAGTAACTGATGAAGTAGTAGCAAAAACAAAAACAGTTGATAAAGTATCAAACTTTGTTAAAAACATTAAAAGCGTAATGACTAACAAAATGTCAGAAGGTTCAAATGTTGATGGTGGTTATACAGTACCAGAAGATGTTTTAACTGATGTTGAAAAATTAAGAGAAGCACAATTTTCATTAGAACAATTAGTAAGTGTTGAAAGTGTTTCTACAATGAGTGGTAGAAGAACATTCAAAAAACGTTCTCAACAAACAGGGTTTACTAAAGTTGGTGAAGGTGGAAAGATTGGTAAAAAAGCAACTCCACAATATTCAATTTTAGAATATGCAATTGAGAAATATGCAGGATACTATCCAGTTACAAATGAATTATTTGAAGATAGCGATGCAAATATTTACAATGATTTAGTTGAATGGATTGCTGGAGATAGTAGAGCAACTAGAAATAACTTAATCATTGAAGCTATTAATACTAAATCAGCAGTTGAATTTACTGGTTTAGATGATATTAAGAAAGCATTAAATGTAACTTTAGGACAAGCATTTAAAGCAACTTCAGTAATTGTAACAAATGATGATGGTTTACAATACCTTGATACATTAAAAGATGCTGATGAAAAATATGTATTAAGTGCAAGTCCAGCAGATCCAATGAAAATGGTTTTATGTGCTGGTGCTACAACTATTCCAGTTAAAGTAGTTCCAAATGCAGTTTTAGCAACTACTGAAAATAAAGTACCTTTCATTATTGGAGATTTAAAAGAAGGTATTAAATTATTTGATAGAAAGAAATTAAATGTTGTTGCTTCTAATGTTGCTGTTGTTGGATCAGGAGATGAAGCACTAAATGCTTATGAAGAAGATTTAACAATCTTAAGAGGAATTGAAAGAGAAGATGTTAAAGTTCGTGATGAAGCTGCATTTGTTAATGGATATATTACTGTAACTGCTTCTGCATAATAGGAGGTGTTTATAATGCCTACATTAGAAGAAGTTAAAGACTATTTAGGAATTGACTTTGAAGATGTCGTTTCAAATAGAAACATACAAAGGTATATAAATGTCGCTGAAAGTTATTTAAAAGGTGCTATAAGCAACTTACCAACAGATGATGAAAGGGTTAAGCAATTAGCCCTTTTTATCATTGAGGATTTATATGATAGAGGAAGTTATAGTATGAAAGAAAATAGCACATTAGAGAAAATGAAAAATGATTTTATAATGCAGCTTCAATGTGAAGGTAGAGAATAATGGCTAGTTATAAATATCCAATACTAATACAAAAATTAAATTTAGATACTGAAAAGTTTGAAGATTATTATTCTACTCATGCCAACATAAATAAAGTTGGTGGGAAAGAATATACACAAGCATCAACAAACATTAGTAATTCAACATTTAATTTTAAAGTTAGATATTGTTCCAAAATGGAAGATGTTATTTTCAATACTGAAATATATAGAGTTGTATATAACAGTCGCTGCTATGATATTAAGAATGTAGATCACTATGGAGAAAACAAAACAGAATTAACTATAACAGGTGAGTACAATGGCAAGACTTATATCAACTAATAATATAAGTCAAGCAATATCCAATGAACTGAAAATATATAGTGCTTCAGTTACAAAAGGTATGAAAAAAGTTAATGATGAAAGTATGAAAGAGTTTGTTAGTGATACTAAAAAAGATGCACCTAGAAGCAAGACAAGAAGAAAAGGTACATTTGCAAAACATATTACTAGCAAAACTACATTAGATACACCAAATAGAAAAGTTAATACTTGGTATGTTAAAGATCCTGAATATAGATTAACTCATTTAATTAAAAATGGCCATGCTAAAAGAAATGGTGGTAGAACTAAAGCACAAGACTTTATTACTCCTAACTACAATAAGTTAGAGGAAAAATTTGAAGAAGGTATAAAGGAGGTTATAGAACGTGGATATTAAAAATTGGTTTGAAAATGGTACAGGAATGAAAATCAAAGAATTAAGGTATCTAAAAATGCCTCCATTACCTTATAACATTTTTATAGATGATACAGTTTATAGAGGAGCGGATTTAAAAAATAACATCATAGAACATAATGTGGTTTTTGAACATTATAGCGAAACTATTAATGAAGAAAATGAAAGTATTATAGAAAACTTTTTAGATAGCGAAAACAGACATTTTACAAAGAATAGAGAATGGTTACAAGAAGAACAACTTTTTGTAACTGTTTATGAATTAGATACATTTTTAGAAAAAGTAAGAAAGGAGAACTAGAAAATGGCTAAAAGAACAAATGAAACAATCACTTTAGGTAGTGGTAAATTATATTGTGTAGAAGTTCCATCAGATGGTTCAATACCAGAAGATGCAACTATTGAAGTAGAAGAAAATAGACTTGCTTGGATTAAAGGTGGAGCATCATTAGAATATGCTGGTGAATTTTATGATGCAAAAGATGATTTAGGTATGGTTTCAAAAAGAAAACTTACTACTGAAGAAGTGAAACTAATTTCAGGTATCATGACTTGGAATGGAGATGTACTTAAAAAATTATGTAGTACAGCAAGAGTTACAGAAGCAAGTGGAGTAAGAACTGTAAAAATTGGTGGTACTGCTAATGATGATGGTAAGGCTTATATATTCCACTTCTTACATGAAGATAAAGTTGATGGTAATGTTCGTATAACAATGGTAGGACAAAATACTAGTGGTTTCACATTACAATTTGCAGCAGATGCAGAAACTGTTATTGATGCAGAATTTAGTGCAGTTGCTGGTAAACTTGATGATGAAGGAACTCTTGTAATCATTAAAGAAGAAATTGATGCAACAGCATAAGGAGGATTTAAATGTTAGATTTATCTATTTATAAATCGAGATATTATGAAGTAAAACTTGATGAAAGTACTACTATTAATATTGAACCACCAAAAAGAAAACAACTAAAAAAAATTTTGGCTTTAACTCAAAGTGTTAATGACCAAAATTTTAGCGAAAATGATATTGATAATTTATATGAGGCTGCTGAAATAGCATTATCAAAAAACAAAGAAGGTAAAGCATTTACAGCAGATAATATAGAAGATTATTTAGATTTAGCGGCTTTAGTTGCTTTTTTTGATGGGTACTATACTTGGGTTATGGAGAATGTTAACCAAAAAAACTAGCCGTTCCTTACTATCCAAAACCTAAAAAAGATGGTAAGGAAAATCCATACATAATAGAAAGTGTAGAAGAAAAAACAATATCAAAATATCTAAACATTCCACTATTTGAAGTGGATGAATTAGATGTTGTTGAGTATAAATATTGGTTGAGAGAGGCTTTCATTTATAATTGTTCAATGACAGAAGAGGGCATTGAATACTTAAATAATGCTAAAAGATTAGAAACAACCGATCCTGATAGAGAAAAATTAAGACAAAAAAAGAATGGAGGCTAATAACTAGAAAAGTTGTTAGCCTTATTTTTTTTTAGAAAGGAGAGTGAAATATGGCTTCAAGTAAAATTAAAGGTATAACTATACAAATTGATGGAGATACAACCAAATTAGGCAAGGCTTTAGAAAGTGCAGAAAGTTCTAGTAAATCCTTACAAAGTGAATTAAAAGGAATAAACAGCCTTTTAAAATTAGATCCTTCAAATGTCGAGTTGCTTACTCAAAAACAAAAAGTATTAACTGATGCTATTGGAGCAACAGAAGATAAATTAAACACTTTAAAAAATGCACAATCACAAGTACAGGCACAATTTGATAAAGGAGAAATTACTGCTCAACAATTTAGAGATTTTCAAAGAGAAATAGTAGTAACTGAAAAAAAATTAGAAGATTTGAAGAAACAATCTAAAGATTTTGGTTCAGTATTTGAACAACAAGTAAAAGTAGCAAGTAAAAGTGTTAAAGAACTTGGTTCTAAAGTTGAAGAAGCAGGTAAAAA